CGGTGACCGCGAGTTGTGCCTTCAATCCATCAATAATCTTCTGAGCCAGGTTCGGGTCTTGGTCAAGGAACTTCTCAAACGCCTCATCAGCAGATTCAATATTTACCTTGATGCCATCAACCACGAATTGAAAGTCACGGCCAAATTCTCTAATGGGGTCTTCTAGGCGTAGTTGGTCTTGAATGGTTCGCGCTGTCTTGATAAACGCTTCAGCAACTTCTTTGGTGCTTTGCTTGCTGTTGGAAGACATACCGCCAACAGCGATAATCATTTCTTCGCTGGCAATCTTTATCTTCTGCGACATCCCCATCGCGCTGTTACCGATTGAGAAGAACACCTGCGCCAAGCCGACAGCGGCAAACGCCTTACCGACACCTTGAATTGTTTGACCGACTTTGGTTAGTTGGCCATCCGCGTCCTTCAACGCGAGCACCGCCTTCACGGTGTCAATCGCCATCAACTTCTGGTAAGTGGTGTAAATCTTCGTGACCGCCGCTACCGCGATAAGGCCAGCAGACAGCGTTGCCAACACCCCAGCCAGCGCCAAGAACGCGGTACGGTTCTTGTCAGCGAACGACGCGAGCGCGCTGAACACGGGAACGATGGCTTCCACTATCGGTAGGAGCGCGGCACCGAAACTTTCTTGTAGTTCACCAACCTGGTTCTTCAACCGTTGAAGTTGCCCAGCGGTGGTCTCACCCATCGCTTCCGCGGAACCACCGAAGGTCGCAGTCAGTTCCTTGAAAATCTGGTCAAGGCTTTGCCCTTCCTTGATGTTGTCACGCAACATCGGGCTGAGCATCTGGAGAGCGCGATAGTTACCCGTATGCGCCCGTGCCAAAGCGGAAGACACTTCCACGAGGCCTTGGCCTGTCGCGGCAGAAATATCCATCGCGAGTTTCAGCGAGTGCTGAGCCGTGCCTAGGTCACCTGTCGTTCTGACGAGCGCTTCCAACGCTGGCCGCATCTCGCTATCCGTGAATGTTGAAGTCGCGGAGAGGCTCTTGATGTATTCCTCATTCGCCGCAATCTGTTCATTCGTCGCGCCTGTGGTATTACGAAGCGTCAGCGCAAGTTTCTCTTGTTCCTGCTGGTCTTCAATCGCGGCCTTGACCGCCAGGCCAGCCGCCGCTGTCAATCCAGCGAGCGCCGCCGCCGCTGGTAACGCGGCCTTCTGAATCGCGAACTGAGCCTTCTGGCTCGTTGTCTCAAGTTTCTTGAACTCTTCAATCGCCTTCTTGATGCCTGAGCCATCAAACGCTGAAATGATATCTACGCCGAGTGCCATGACTATTCCGCCTTACCGCGAACCAGGCGCGCACGGATACGCGAGTTCTGTGCCTTGATGCTCAACGCCACCGACTTCTCAACCATCGGCAGATGCTTCTTCGTGTATGGGTACATGATGCGCGAACGCTTCCCGTCACCACGCGACTTAGTGCGTAGGTGCTTATCAAGGTTATGGATAAATCGTTCGCCAGCCTCATTCTTGAAGGCGGAACCAGCCACATCATAAACCTGGCCAGCCGCGTTCATCTGCTGAAGCCGCAAGATACCAACCGTACGGAACCGTGCGCCTTGAAATCCCTTCGGGCGTGGCACCACGGCCTTCACGCCTCGCCGTACATTCATCGCGTTATAGCCAGGCATACGCGCCTTACCGCGGCGCCGATTCGTTTCATGCCAGAACTCCAACGGTGGCTTCCCAGGGAACGCTGAACCAACCGCGGTAGCGATAGGAGCCGCTGACTGAACCAGCGCCTTGGTCACTTCCTTATATAAATCTTTATCGTAAGAACGCAGGTCATCAAGCAACGACTTCAACATCGTGGCATCTACCTTGATATTCCAATGGTATTTGCTAGACAACTCCGCCATAACCGCCCATCTTAGTGCTTCCTACGATTCATCTTCTCCGCTCGCCATTGCAGATAAGAGAACATCGCGGCAATCATCTCATCGCCAGCGTCAAGAAGTAGTTGTGGCGCTATCCCTGTTTCGCAAGCAAGTCCAGCGATTTGCCAATGCGCTGATTCGCGTTCAGCGACTAAGCCTGGGCTTTTCCCTCGTCGCGCACCTCAACGGCCTCAACGGTTGATACCCAATCAGGTTCAAACTTCAAGTTCGTTCCACCGCGTCGCTTCTCGCTATGCCACGCCAACCATGCGAGGTCAGTCAGTTGCATATCGGCCTCAAGTTTCACGACGCTACGGCGACGCTCTTTCTCAAAGGCTATGAAGTCAGGGAACAACGCGTCCACATCAGCGGTCTGCCCGTTGATGAACTTGACTTTCAACTCAATCTTCATATCACTCCTCCTATCGGTTATTGAAGATGATTACGAGAGGCTCTTGGTAAGCGTTCCGCCCGTGAAGGTCAGCGTAATCGGTGAAGTGGAACCGACATCGCCAGCCGCAATCGGCGTGTGCGAAGCCAGGTAAGCACCCACGATTGAGTAGCCAGGGTTAGTTGCCGAAGTGGCGACACCCTTTTGTGGCTTCAGCGAGATGCTGGTGGTGGTTCCGACGAGTGGGAAGATGGTCGCTTCAACTTCCGAAGCATCAAAGTCCTGGTACAGGGTGACTTCAACGGTGTTGTTCTGGATACCACCGACGAACGCACGGTTGCCGCCCATTACGGTTGCGTCTTGCTGCTCAACTTCGTAGGTCAGCGTGACTGCGTTTGAACGGTCACTCAAATCTACATCGTTGATGAGAATCTGAACATTCTTGAACGCGATGATGGCCATGTCTTATTCCTCAACCTTCGGTTGTTTGTCGTTGTCTTTCTTACTGAACTTGCTACCGACTTCAGCGATGTGGCCGCCGCTAAGTAGCGCCTCCACATTAGCACCTGCGAGGTCATCTTCGCTCACGGTTGCGCCTGCTGAGAAGTTCGCGAGTCTGCTTGAAATCACCTTGAACTGTTTCATGCCGTACATCTTAGCCGTTCACAGTCACTTGTGTTGCTATCTGAAGGAATTCTGCATCACCCTGGCTGACTGAAGTGATATCAGTTGATGAGGCAACCGTAAGGCTTTGCGCCACGCCACCGAGAGTCTCATCGGCTTCAATCGCGGCGCGTAGCGACTTCGCGCCAGAGAACGCCAAATAGTCATCAAGGTCTTGATTCGCCCTATCATCCGTGTACCTACCAACGATTACATACACGACGCAATCAAAGACCACGAGGCCGCCGCCCATCGCACGGTGGTAGTTCACCTGGTTGATGACAGGGAAGGCGATAGGTGGATTGATTTGTGATGGCTGATACGAGAAGGTTCGCAAACCTGAGATAGTGGCCAGGCGATTCTTCAGGCCTGTCAAGACCTGCGTTGCGGTAGCGGCCATCAGCCGATACCCATCTTCACATAACGATTCAAGAAGTCACGCACATCAGGGTCAACGGCTCGCACCTGAAGCGCCATATCACCGAAGCCAACCACGCCGAGAGCCGCGTTATACCTCGCGAATCCACGCGCCGCCAACAGCACACACGCTTCACGCACATCATCAGGGATTGACGGATAACCCCACACGCCAGTCACGCTCACGCCAGGCAACGGTGGAACCGTGAAAATAGGGAATGTCTTACCGCCTACTGCGGTGATACGGAAGTACGGAATACCGAGAAGGTTCGCGTCGTATGGTTCAAGCGAGTAATCCGTGCCAGCAGTCCACACGGTGCTGAAGGTTTGGTCACCAGCGTCATCCGTAGCCAGGGTCGTGACTGATACCAAATCATCACGCAAGAACACCGCTTGAATATCGCGAGCGAACAGTTTTACCGTAGCGTTTTGCTGATAGAAGTATCTACCGCAGTAACCATCAATACGGCGTGAAGCGCCTTCAATTGCGTTCTCAAGAAGCGTGTTATCCGTGTTATCGGTGATACGCAACGCCGCCTTGAGTTCATTCAAGGTGCAGTAACCGTTCGTGATAGCCATCAGCGACTCTCAGTCTTCTTGCGCCGCTTGCCTTTCGTAACGGTGGCTGTTTCTACTTCTGGTTCAACTGCCGCGAGTTCACGCACCCCGAGGCCAGCCAACACTTCATCAATGGCCGCTACACGATTGTGGAGGCCACGACGCAGGTAACCGAGCCGTTCCTGCTTCAACGAATGTATGAGTGTTGCGCGCTTGTCCATGAGAACCTCCGACCTGAGATAATACCGCAACGCGGCACCCCACCCTCATCAGGTGAAAGTGCCGCGCTGTTGGTAGGCGATTAGAAGGTTGGTGCCGCGAGGCCAGAGCCGATGATTTCAGCCCACGACTTCGGGTAACGGCGAACCGTCACGGCCGAGTAGCCATAGACAATCATCTGGACATCAAGTTCTGCACCCTTTGGTTGCTCAAAGCGGAGCATCATCGGGGAGCCATCGCCTTCTTCCCACAGGTGGAGTTCCTGCGTGTTACCGATGTAGATGGCATCCTGGTCACCGTTGAGGTTCGTAGGAACATTCGCGTCAGTCAAGACAGGCAATCCTGCGATGCTGTAACCGCTGTTGCCGTACACCACCGAGGAAGCGCCCGTCGCAACTGCGTTGAATGGACCATTCGGTGTCGGTACTGCGAGTGGGCGGTTGCTGTTGTCCAGCGCGGCCAAGATGAAGGCCAGGCGGCGAGGGTGCATCACGATGATGTTCGGACCAGCGAAGAACGAGGTCTGAATCTTCTGGATGGCATCCAGCAACTTCGGGTACAACTCACCGACGCTTGGTGAAGCATCCGTGTAGGTCACGGAGTTGCCGTTGCCGACCTTCACTTCATCCACGACTGCCGCATCCAGCGTCGTGTGGTATGCGCTAACCAGGTCAGCCATCACCAACGAGTCAATGCCCGTGCCACGCTCAAGAGCCTGACGCGAAACATTCTGCTGGCCAGCGTAGGTCTTGACATCAATGGTCAAGAGCGTGTCATCCATGTTGGTTTCGGACACTGCTGCGCCTTCGGTCTGCGCGGCCACGGACGAACCCGTGGTAACTCGCGAGATGTTCAGCGTGAGGCCAGCCGCAGGCAGAGCATGCTTACGAGCGGCATCAGCGAGTGGGCGGCCAGCGCGTGCGAAAGGTGCGGCCAGATTGGTCAAGTATTGCGGCACGACGAGGCCAGCGAAGTTCGCGCTGGTGACATCACGACGCTCAACGCGCTCTTCGTTCATGTGGCGCGAAAGGCGCTCAGCGGCCGAGAAGTCGTTGTTGAACTGCGCGGCGTAAGCATCACGAATGAACGAGTGCTTGCTGTCAGCGGAGTAGGTGCGTGGCTCAGACTTGACCACTGCTACTGCGGTGTCAATCTTGGTCTCGGCGCGCACTTCCGCGGCATGGGCGGAACGCTCTTCAAGTTCCTTGTGCTTGCGAATCTGCTCGTCAAGTTCCTTGACCTCTTCAAGTTTCTCGCTCACCATCTTGTCTTCTTCTGGTGACAGTTCGCGCTTCAATTCCTGCGCGGTGGTAACGATGGACTCGGCCATTTCAAGTGCCTTGCCACGCTTGCTGATGAGTGTCTCTGAGTATTTCATTTGCGCTCCCGAAGGTTCGTAGTTGTGATGGAACAGTGTTGGCTGAGATTCGCTACGGCTGTTTATGTTTCGCGATTAGCACCTGGTTCTTACGAAGCAGGGTGGTATTCGCGACTTCAACAATAGCCGTTTCATTACGGCTTCGCAACTCGGCAACCGTTTCCTCATATGCTGGGAAGGTCACGATGGAGACATCAAACAGTTGAACTTCTTTCAACTCGCGAACGCTACGGTCAGAGTTGTAGGAATCCTTGACGGTTCGGAACGCGAACGACATCTGCGACAGGTCACCGCGGCGCATGGCCGACAGCACTCGCATGGCGTCTGGATTCGCTGGGTCAAGTTCTGCCTCAACGCGGAGGCCACGCT